ACGAGTAGTTACTATTCTGTCCGCAGGTGATGATTCTGGAATTTCTTTTACAGTCACAGGAACTGATGTAAATGGGGATTCTCAAACGGAATCGATCACGGGTGCAAACGCGGGAACCGCAACGGGATCAAAATACTTTAAAACAGTCACGGCTATTGCAGCGGTGGGTGATCCAGCGGGTAATGTTTCGGCAGGTATTAATAACTCTGCTGCAGACGTTATATTTGCGGGAAGAACAAGGCTAAAAGGAGCTTATATTGTTAACTCGGGCACAGCGGGAACTATTGATTTTTTAATCACGTCTCCTGCGGGGACCAGTACGATGAAAATCGGCACTGTAGCTAGTGCAACGGTTACTAGAGATGTGGCTATTCCGGAAGAAGGCGTTTTGTTTACAGCAGGGGCTTACATACAATATACGCAATCTACGTTTACCACTATGACCGCATTTCATGCGTAATAGGGTTTTAGGAAATGGCTACCTCGGGCTCTAAAGATTTTGAACTTGACGTTGCGGAATACGTTGAAGAAGCGTTTGAACGTTGCGGGCTTGAGGTTCGTACTGGCTATGATTTAAGGACTGCCAAGCGTTCTTTGAATCTTTTGTTTGCGGATTGGGCAAACCGGGGTTTAAATCAGTGGACGATTGAAGAGGTTTCAATCACGATGGCAACAGCCATTCGTGATTATCCCGGCGGTACTTTAACCATGACGGTGGGTTCTTCTACCAACTTTACGGTGGCAGAAACCATAACGGGAGGAACTAGTGCCGCGACGGCAAGCGTTACCAGCAAGCCTTCCAGTACTTCTTTGGCTATTACCATACCTTCCGGTACGTTTTCTAATGGGGAAACAATTATCGGCAGTTCTAGTGGTGCTTCTAGTGCTCTAGGGGCTGCGGTGGATTTAAGTGATGCTCGTTCAACTATTGACGTTTTATCTGCCGTTGTTACGCGGGACGGGACGGATTTTGAGATACAACGGGTTAGTCGCTCTAGCTACTTAAACATTCCAAACAAGTCACAGTCGGGGCGACCGAACCAGTTTTTTCTAGACCGGCAAATTACCCCGGTTTTAAAAATATGGCCCGCCCCTGAAAATGACACTGACATTGTTAAGTTTAATCGTCTTACTCGAATTGACGATGTAGATGCGTACACAAACACGGCAGAAGTTCCTTTTAGGTTTTATCCTTGTTTAACAGCGGGCTTGGCTTATTATCTTTCGATGAAAAGAAACCCTCAACTAATGGGCGCGTTAAAAACAATCTATGAAGAAGAGATTCAAAGGGCCTTAGACGAGGACCGTGATAGAGCTTCTCTTCGTATTAGTCCTTCTTACGAAACGTATAGATCTTAGTAGTGGGAGCTTTTGCCAGAGGAAAATATGCTTGGGGAATCTCAGATCGTTCTGGTTTTCGATACAAGCTGAACTCTATGAAGCGGGAATGGAACGGTTCTTTGGTTGGTCCGGATGAGTTTGATCCTAAACAGCCTCAGTTGTTTCCTTCTCCTAATGCAGATGATCCCCAGGCTTTAAGGAATGCTAGGCCCGACAGGGTTGAACCTACGGTAGTTTCCGTTGGCGTTCCTTTAGTTACAGAGCGAACATTCACGCCTATAAGAGGCATTGGTCAAGTGGGTACGGTAACGGTGACTACAACATGAGTTTTACATATTCCAGCTTAGAGACAGCCGTAAAAGATTACTGTGAAACGTCAGAAACGACGTTTGATACACAACTACCTACGTTTATAAAAGAATCGGAAGAACGAATCTTAAAAAACATCGAGTTGCCGGTCTTTAGAAAAAACGTGACTGGAACCGCAACAAACGGTACTACCTATTTGTCTACTCCCAGTGACTTTTTAGCCCCGTATAGCTTGGCGGTTATTAGCAGCAGTGAGTATAACTACTTGTTATTTAAGCATGTTTCTTTTATTCGTTCATACACGCCGGTTGCTTCAACTGAGGGAACTCCAAAATATTACGGGTTATTTGACGACACGACCTTTATTTTGTCACCGACCCCAGATAGTGGCTATACTTTTGAGCTACACTATAAATACCGACCCGCTTCTTTGACAGCCGGAGCGGACAGCGGAACAACATGGCTATCAACGAACGCGCCAGACGCTTTGTTATATGGTACTTTAGTAGAAGCGGCAACTTTCTTAAAAGTTCCAGAAGAAACCGCTCAGTATGAGCAACGTTTTGGGCAAGCGATTGCAGCTTTAAAAGATCTTGGAGAAGGGTATGGTGCCAAGGATGAGTACCGATATGATATTTCAAAAGGTAGGTGATGTTTAAGTTAGCTGTTGATTCAAGCATAGGAGATGTCGTCGTTAAAACGACTGAAAATAGAGGGCTATCCCCCGAAGAACTGGCTGAACGGGCTGTGGAGCAGATAGTTAGTGTTTCAGATTCGGTAGATCCGATTGTAAGGCAACAGGCAGAAGCATTTAAAAATCGCATTTACCATGTGGTTTTAGGTATTATTAAGCAAGCAATTAAGAGCGATAGAACAACGCTTGTTAACGAGTTTATTCAGCAGGGTCATTCAGATGTTGCTGATATTTTAAGGAGACTATAATGGCTATCACGACAGCTATGGCAACCTCGTTTAAATCCGAGCTTTTACAGGGAATTCATAATTTCCACAATGGTTCGGGTGGAGGAACAACGACTACGACAGGTACAGGTAATACCTTCAAGATTGCTTTGTATACGAGTAGTGCAACGATGTCAGCATCTACTACTGCTTATGCAACAACTAACGAAGTGTCTGCTACAGGTACGGGTTATACGGCGGCTGGAAACACGTTAACTAACGTAGACCCGACCACATCAGGTACAACAGCACTAACCGATTTTGCAGACAGCACATGGTCAAGTAGCTCAATTACGGCAAGAGGGGCATTAATTTATAATTCCTCTACGACAGCCGGTTCAGCTAATAGGGCAGTAGCTATACTGGACTTTGGAGCAGATAAGACATCCACAAGTGGTGACTTTACTATCCAGTTTCCAGCAGCAGACGCTAGTAACGCGATCATAAGAATCGCATAGGATATAACGTGTGGCTGACATTAAGGTTGCATTTGATGGATGGAATTCGTCCTCTCATGGATGGGGTGACGGAACGTGGGGTAATGGTGAGGCAGTACCTGATGCGACAGGCACTCTTGGCACCGTCTCGATTAGCGCGGATGCGAATGTCAGCGTCACAGGAGTTGCAGGAACAGCGACCCTTGGATCGGTTTCTATATCCTGCGATGCGAATGTTAGCCCTACTGGGGTATCAGGCACTGGTACTCTTGGTACGATTACGGTCACGGGTACGGCAACTGTCTCTCCCACAGGAGTGGCGGGTACAGGAACGCTTGGATCAGTTTCAGTCTCGGCTGATGCAAGCACTTCGGTTACCGGTGTTGCTGGTACAGGAGCTTTGGGATCGATTACGGTTACGGGGACGGCGACAGTCTCTGTCACAGGCGTGGCAGGAACGACAGGGCTTGGAAGCATCAGCGTCATTACGAGCAACACCATCGAAGTTACGATGGATGCCCTCACTGGATATCTTGGCGCAGTTACGTTCGACGGCGATGCCAATGTGGTCCCGACAGGGGTGGAAGCGGCTTGTACAACGAGCGGCGTTAATGTTTGGGGATTGGTTGATGATAGCCAGACAGCGAATTGGGCAAGTATTGATGACAGCCAAACACCAGGTTGGTCAACGATTGATGATAGTCAAACACCAGATTGGAAAGAGGTAGCATAAATGGCAACTTACGTTAATGACCTAAGATTAAAAGAGATCGCCACTGGCGATGAGTCAGGAACTTGGGGCGCAAGCACAAATACAAACCTGGAGCTGATCGCTGAAAAATTCGGGGCGGCAAGCGAGGCTCTTTCGGACGCTAGTACTGCTACCATTACGATGGCGGATGGGACTAGTGATGCCTTTCGCTCGATGGCCCTTACCCTTACAGGATCTCTCTCACAGGCTTGTACGGTCACGTTAGCTCCAAATACTCTTTCTAACGTATGGGTAGTACAGAACTCGGCTGGCGATACAGTCACCCTCACACAAGGCACAGGCGCGAATGTGGTCATACCAAATGGTGGTATCCGCATGATTTCCACAGATGGCGCGGGGGCTGGCGCTGTGGTAACTGATGTTCTGGATATGCTAGGAGGCACGGGGAACGTAGGACTTGGTAGCGGTGCGTTTGGCACCGGACTGACTACAGGTACAGATAACGTAGCGGTAGGTGAAGCTGCGGGTGATGCGCTTACAAGCGGTGCTGACAATACATTTGTTGGTGACAATGCGGGTGGAGCGACAACAACAGCGAGTAACAACACGGCAATAGGCTCCGCAGCATTACTAGTTAATAGCACAG